CTTCCAAAATTTGACCAAGTTTGCCCTACTCCAATAGGCTCATATGGGCTTAAATAAACCTGCTCAAGGCTTGAGGTTTGGATTTGATAATTAGCCTCACCATCGCCCCCGTCACCACCAAATTTGCTAAATCTTGCGCTGGCTCCACCCGCCCCACCTGAGCCAAGAGTTATTGTAAGATAAACTTCTGTGTAGCCAGTAAGATCCACAAAGTCAGATGCGTGAACTCCAGCGCTACCGCCAGATCCACCAACCGTTGAGCTTGTAAAAGTAGCTGGCTGTCTACCTCCAGCACCGCCGCCCCCTGATCCCTTCGATCCATCGTAACCATCGCCAAAGCTGGCATTTGCCGCGGCGCCGCCCAAAGCAAAAGCACTATCTTCGCCAGCGCTTCCGTACCATGCCGCAGCGGTAGTTGCCCCTGCACCGCCCGCCGCAGTTACGTTTATGATTGTTGCAGATGAAGCCCCTAAATAACGCCCAGTTAAAACGTAAGAGGTGCTGATTCCATTACTGCCGTTAGCACCATATTCTGCGCCTTTACCGCCGCCGCCGCCGCCTACTGCCTCTATCGAAATGCCCGTAACTGGCAGTGATGTATTTGAGGGAAGCTTTCCGTTGCTATCACTTATTGCTACGTTAGAAATATTTGATGTAACAGTAACGGCTGTCTGCAAAGACCCCGTTCCTGACATAATGATTGGGTTAATTAATTTGGTTTGATTAATATCAAATAAAATTCCATGCTCGTTAGCACTTCCTGCATTTGCTCCCGTTGCAAGTGCAAACTCACTTGATCCCGCTGGGTTGCCAATCCATAAACCATCTGCGGTATCTGAATAAGATGTTTTCCCAATCTTCCATCCACCACCATCAAGATAATTAATATTTTGGCCTATAGTAAGCTGTTGCGCTGTAATTGATAACGCTGACTGGTGATTAACTACCGCTTCCTCTGCGATAACGAGAGGTGAGAAAATAGCGGGATTTTCAAAGCTTCCAGAATTATCAGTCCAATCTTGATCAGCATAAACCCACTTTCTTGCGCTAAACTGCGTAGGAGCGCGACCCGCTGCGTATTCTGTATCGGCGCTATTTACAAACCTTGCCCAAACTACCGCATCGTCTGGGATGTCGCTCATTGCAGAAAGCATAGGGTTTGCAGCCAAGAAAGCAGTATTCAAGGCGGTTTGCACTGTAGAAGTGTTATCTCTTGGATCAATATTATTTACAATAATATCAGCGCCGTTAAGCGTTACGACAAGCCCACTTTGACCCTCTGGGCCTGTCGCACCCGTTGGCCCTGTCGCACCCGCCGCACCCGCCGCACCTGTTGGCCCAGTTGGCCCCGTAGCACCCGCTGGTGGAGCCGAGTCCGTAGTCACTTGCCCCGTTGCCACTTTTGCGCTTTCGTTTCCAACACGGTCTACGGAAGAAACCCAATAATAAAAAGACTGAGAGTTGTTCAAACCACTGTCGGTAAACACAGTCCCAGATGACTTGCCAATAAATGAAGAAGTTCCTGAGTTGTTGGAAGTGTTTCGGTAAATAGAAGAACTCCCCAAGTCTATGTCACTTGGATTAGTCCAGCTAACAACGACAGCATTCAACGTTCCGTCTGCGGATACATTAGTCGGAACACTAGGCGCGGTTGTGTCTTTGTTTATATAACCACCAGAAAGGATTGCAGCTTGACTAATAACCGCTTCAGGAGAAACCTTTCCGTTTTCGGTATGTGTTCGTGCGCTAATAGAGTGTCTTATATAGTCGCCCGAACTTGATCCGATTGGTGGAGTTGACGACATCCCAGAAAACAGGACAGAGCTTTCTGTTTCTGTAAGGCTTACGCTTTCAAAAGTGCTTGTTTGCTGTAAGACATTCGAAGAATTATATCGATGCTTTAAAAGCTTTATTTCTGTAAATGTGAAGTTTGGATGACCTCCATGCGTGACAGGAACGCGCATCGCTAAAACCTGATTACCCGCTTCATCCAAGAAGTTTTCTTTGACAGGGGTTCCTAATGTAGGCGCTGTAATTGTGTCGATGAAGCCATCTGCAAGCGCTGTTCTGGTGAGATAGTCGTGGTCGGCTGTGTCCCAAGCATATGAACTGTCAGCATATTCTTCTAAAGAAATCTTGACCGCACCATCTGGTGTAAGTTGATAAGACGAAATGTGCCACTTTGTGGCAGTTGTGACGATGCTATCGGTTCCAACGTTGGCAAGCTTTTCTGGCTCAAAAGTAACTGTCACAACGTCCATTACCTTGAGATAAGAAAACTTCGGCTTCAAAACCAATTCCATCGTGTTCGTCAGTGAGTTTTCTTTCAAAACAATGGAAGCCAGGCGCTGCGCCCTTGCCTCGTCCGTTATCATCGAAAGATCTATTTGCTGTAAATGCTCTCGCCCGTCACTTGCGATCAATGATGAGCTAGAAATGGGGCTAAAGTCTGTTTGCTGGAAGTCGCTGTCTTTATCAGTAAAAGTCCCAGAAACTTTATTAATGCGCCCCGCAACTTCTGAATTTATATTTATATTAAGCTCGGAAACTATGTCATCTTCGGTCAGCCCTACTACAACGCTTGAGCTATCCTTTGGAACTATAAGGCGAAGAACACCCGCTTCTTCGACAAGGGTTCCGTGACAAGGTACTAAAAGCTGTTCAAGCGTGGCAATGACTTCATCGTTTAAGAACGAAACCCCGTTCGTTGTATATCGTGCCTGTGTGCTATTTGATCCATTTGCGAGTTGAATGTTTACATTTTCGTCACAAATATCAGCCGCTGCTCTCATTGCAGCCATATCTATATCAGAAGGATCAACGGACATTCCGTTTAGAAGAAAATCAAGAACACAAAGTGCTGAATTGTTTGAAAAAACCCAAGTTGTATCGTCGTCGTATCGATGAGAGCCAGAGCCTCCACCAACCCCGCCACCGTCTAGCCTCGGATCATAAATTTTGCGGCCCTGCACCTTCACACGGACTTGAGGGATGCCCTGTGTCCAGACCTCATTGTTGTGGATTAATTTATAAGCAAGCCAAGAGTTCCCAGTCATCTTGTGGTTGCTCGTCCAAGAAGTGTTTGCCGTTAAATTTACAACGCTAGAGCTTGATCCAGAATTTCCATTTACACCAACTCTGAATGTTCCATAGCCGCTATAAGAACCCGAACTTACTGACGCGCCAGCGCCATCAAGGTCGCCCGATAGTGTTTGCTCTACCTCATTAAAATAGATCTCTGTGGCGGCGTTTATTGGCCCTTCGCCTAGATAAACGACACGATAAAGATCTTTGTTATCTGTCCCTGCTGTCTCTTGAAAAATTAAATGCCCATTAACAACCATTTCTCCATAAATAAACCTTCTTGGAGCGACAGTTCCAAACTGCATGTTTTGAATTTCTTGAGCGCGATTGCGAGCCTTTCTACGGGCATCAGCTTCCATTTCACGCATTTTTTGTTCAGCAATTTTTACACTGACATAACCAGTCGCAATAACCATTGAGCCATAAACAATCACTTGTGCAGCAGCCATAGAAAGCCCTGCGTTCATAAGGTAAACAATACCCGCTGTGGCTAATTGGGGCATTCAAATCTCCATCTGGTGGCATGTACGGGATTACAGACAGTGATGCCGCTTTCATCACTCAAAAACGCAGAGCCGCCCTTCCAGCCAAGCCCTAAAGTGTGCTTGTCAAAATCCAAGACCAGATCCCCGTCTCGAGGGTTTTCTGCTTTAGTGAACCCCATTTTGAGGATAAGGCATTCGTGCATTTCGCTGACGTTTTTAAATTTAAACTTTGTTGCAACTTGCTCTAATTTCTTGAATGAACTGGGCCAGTTTTTCCGATTTATTTTGATGTTTTCTTCAATCACGTCAAAAACAGGGACACCCAATCTTTGGAAGTATAATCCAGTGAATAAAACGCAGTCGTTTTCTCCATAAGAAAAACCTCTTTTCATGGCTCTGATTATATAGCTGTCTAGACTTATCATCCGTTGCCCCAAGTTACTTGCTTTAAAGACCCGACCCCATCGGCTAAAAACTGCAATGATTGGTCTGTGCTATCTTTTCCCTTTTGAGATCCATCATTAAGAGCATCCAGTCTGGGGCGTGACCAATCTGAGAACTGACTGACGGTTTTGATTACGATGCTCGTGTTGCTGCTTGAAGTGTTATACTTCACGCTATCGACCAAACCCTTGTGAACCCTAACCAAGTTAAAATTCGCATGTTCAATCGTGCCGCTGGGGTTCATCGCCGCATCGTAAATAAATGCTTGTGTCCTATTGATGTCGTATGAACTCGTGAGAAATAAATTTAAAAGCTCATTGTTCAGCCCGTTGAAAACTATCTGTAGGCCATTTCTCTTTAACTCTGTTGTTTCTGAAATAGCCGCTACGCTGACAATACCCTCGCCACCGTAATATGTTGCTGTCGAGCTATCATCAGGCCCGTTTACATCAAAGTCTAAAGATGAAGTGTTGAACCGCAGAACTCCATCCGTAAAGGGCGAGGCAGTCCAGTTTGGCACGACCAACCTTATAAAATAGCAGCGCGAAAAATCTACAGACCGAGCGCTTTGTGCAGTGCTGTCAAACTCTCTCGACATTAAAATGACTCCATAAAGGAAAAACCAAAGCTACCCAAAACAGGGGGTGCAATTTCCCATGAGTTTTGATCATTGTTTGAAAGGCGCATGATCGCCCGTGGCGCATGTCTTGTTAAATTAGCCCCCGTCGAGACAGCCCCTCTAAGTGCTGGCGCAAAGTTGATCTGCGTTGTTCCTGTGTTTGTGATTGTTGCATCTGCGGTGACAACTTTTAATTCTTGGCCCTTTGCCGAAGTAACGTGAAAATAATCACCTTTTTTGAAGGCTGAGACTGTGCCAGAAATGCTTGTTGAGCTTTCAGAACTACTTCTTTGGATAGTCATCTGAGTGGAGTGAGCGGATGCCGCTGTCTGCGCTTGTAAGACCACTGTAGAGGCCAAACCAGAATTTGGGGTATCTCTACTTACATCGCCAAAAGCAAACGTGTTGAACGCGCCCTCAAGCTGTGTGAGGAACACTTTCAAGCTGTCAAAATCATCACCCGTAAGGTTTTCCCAATTCGCTGACCCATACCATCTTGCGGTTGGTAGCCTGACATGCTGACTTGTGCCTGTGAACTCTGACACAAAAGCTTGAGAAGATCCTTGAATGCCGAACGATAAATTCGTTGGGTTTATAATGTCGGGAAAGGTAATCAGAGCCATTATCTTCTTCCAGTTAATTTAGAAACTGACCCACCATCTTGCATGTCCTGATAGATAGATCGTCGCGTGTTTTCTTGGATGATTGCCGCTTGCTGGCGAAGTCTTGCCTCGGTTGTGTGATCTGCATTTCTGAAATCAAAGTTTTGATTTATCGTGACGCCACCGCCGCCGAGTTGATCGTTTGAATAAAGCCTTCCAGCTTCATTCGGGACAAAGACTTCTCGACCTCTTTCGCCCACTACATAGGCGCGATTAGGGGCCATCTGACCACCGCCAGCCATAAAGCCACCAAACATCGCTGTAGCCATTTTTGCCATTGCCATCTTTGCGGTCATGATCAAAAACTCTTGGGCCATGTCTCGCATGAAGTTCTGGAAATTGAACTTTCCTGTTCTCAAGAACTGATCCAGCCCGTCCTCAAGACCCTGATACATCTGAGTGCCGAACTGCATGGTTTTTTCAGCAGCATCACCCGCCGCCGCCGCCGCCGCCATAAATCCATCTGAAAACTTCGAGGCTGTATTCGAATATGTAACGCCAAGCTTTTCGAGTATGTTGTTGTATCTGTCAGTAGCCTTATGCAGGGCTGTAATGTTATCTTTTTCCTTCTGTTGTTCAGCCGTTAATTGACCGACCAGAGGGATCTCCGCTGCGATTAGCTGACCCATCAATTCTTTCTGACTGTTGAATTGATCGAAGGTCATTTCACCTGTTTGCAATAGACCAATCATCTTTTCGAGTTCAGTGTTCATCTGAGCTTGCAGAACATGCGCTGCGAGAGGCTTTGTGGGGCCACCTGTGCCTCCTGTGCCTCCTGTGCCACCTGTCGAGCCAGATGCGCCACCAGATAGCCCAGAATGAGGATTGGGGCTATTTCTGCGGCTGTTCATGCGAGACAACATGCTCACAACATAATCTGAGGCCGTTGTTGTTTTGGTGGGTCGTTTTCCCTCAGTTGCGCCCTCCAATCCAGCGCCCACAGTGCTTCTAAGCTCTGGCGGTAACATACCCAGAAGATCGTCCATTGTTGGCGCTTTTAAATTTATCGTCCCAGTCGCGTCGAAGTTTTCGAGGTTTGAAGTTACGCCCAAAGAGTTGTTGTAGACCTTTGTTAAAAGATCCCCGATTACTGGTGTGACGTTTCTGTATCCCGTAGCTGTAAACTGACCTTGACCATTTCCTTTAACACCGCCCATATTCATTATACCGCCAAGATATTCGCGCTGCGCAGAGGTCATCGCGCTGTTTGGGTTCATGAAAGCTTCAAGAAGTTTTTGATCTGAACCAAAATCAGTGTGAAAACTGTATTCCTGACCCTCCATTCTTCCCGCGAAGCTTTTCTTGATCGTGCTTAAATCGCTTCCCGATCTCTTTGCGCCAAGCCTCATCGCCTCAAGAGCGCCTAATTGCCCAACATTGTCGCCAACATTAATGCTGCCACTCATATGTTTTAGCTGATCAGTCATCATTGACATCATCTTCGCCATAGTTTGGGCGAGGAAGTTCAAGATTGTTTCGCTTAGATTTGCCAGAAGCCCCCCAGCGATCCCCAGAATGCCCCCAGCAGTGCCGAAGAGTATATATCCGACCAGACCCAAGGCTCCGATTTGACCGTTTGTGAGGGTGTTTGTGTCGTTGTATGCGGATGTCATCGCATCATAAAAGTTGAGAAACATATTCATTGCGTTTCTCATTCCATCGACTGCCCCCGCCGCAAAGATTAATGCGCCTTCAAGGAAGTTCGTAATGGTTTCACCCGCTGCGGTAGCATTTTTCTTAAGATCGCCAATCGCCCTGTCGAGATCGCTGTTTATGACCTGAGTGGCTTCTTTCAAAAAGTCAAAAACACCCGCTTCCATTAGGGTTGCTTTTAACTCAAATATTTTGTCGCCAATCATTGAAAGAGCGCCAGAAAATGTTGTGGACATCTGCCCAGCGACACCCTCAAGAATACTTCCACCGCTTTGAAATGCTGCCACAAGTTTCTTTTTTGTTTCTTCTGCGCTGTAAGAAACACCCGCAGTAAAGCCAAGCATGGCAAGGACGCCGCGCTCTCTGAACTGATCAGCCGAGGCAGCGCCAGCCGCAAGCATTCTCATCAAGTTGTTTGTGCTTTCTTCGACAGTCAGACCCGTGACCGCAGAAATATCAGCCGCCGCTCGCAA